ACCCCGGACCACAGCAGCGCCGGGTCGATCTCGGACCACTTCACCACCTGGTAACTGAACCGGGGATCCGAGAGTGAGAGGACGAGCCGGTGGAGTCCGGGGGTGTATGTCTCGGCCCAGCCCTCGCACACGCCGATGTAGTCGTCGACGGGTGACGGGTGCGGCATGTCGTCGATCGACACCTTGGACCCGGAGATGACGCCGAGCAGCTGCGACAGGAGCGGCTCGGTGACTTCCTCCATGAGGACCTCGACGGACTGCAGCGCGTAGCGGGGCTCCGACTGGGTGCGGATGATTTCCGATGCCCGCGTGAGGGCGTCGGCCGAGTCGTGCAGCTTCGTCGTGAGCGTGAATGCCCGCCGGCCGTGGGTGATGATCGAGGCGGGGTCGGTGTCGTTCTGGGACTGGTTGCCGTTGGCGCCGTAGATCACGGTGACGTCGTTAAGGATCGTCTGCGACGTGTTCCGCCACGTCGGCGACCACGCGACCTTTGCCTTCGGGATCCCGACGGTCAGGGGTGACGTGTCGACCCGGTCGTACACGTCCGCCCAGACGTACGGGATGTCGGGCCACGTGTCGGTTGGGTCGAGGTCGTCCCAGTGCGCCGGGTTGTAGCCGTACCCTCGACGGCTGTACGACTCCCATAAGACCGCTCCGTCGGGCAGGTCGCACAGCGTGCCCCCGGTCTGGGTGCCGAGGGCCGTGAGCAGGTCGAGGGCGGAGTATCCGCCATCGAGGGCGTCGAGCGACTCCTGAGTCATGAGGGGGTCGGAATTGTTCGTGTAGACGATGTTCGCGTCGGTGAGGATGTTCTCGACCCGGTCGTTTAGCAGCTCCTGGCTGTAGCCGGCGGCGCCGACGAATGCGAGCCCGAGCAGGCTGAGATTCCCGATCATCGTGACATCGAGGCGTGCGACGTAGGACGTGACGGGGGCGCCGACGCTCGGGCCGTTCGGGTTGAAGTCGTGGGACAGCTTCGTGTCGGTGACCCGGCCCGTGAACCGGGTGACGCCGTACGCCTCGACCTCGACGACGTCGGAGATGGTGACGGGGATCGACGTGAATCCGTACAGCGTCATCGAGGCGTCTGACGGTGCCGGTGCTGCCGTGATGTCGTTGCGGCCGTGGGTGAGGCTGATGCGGTACTCGACCTCGTCGAGGTCGAGTGCCGTGCCGTTCACGTACACGGTCGGGTTCATCCGAGCACCGGAGTCGGGACGGGGATGCCCATGCTGTAGCCGGCACGTGCGTTGCTGTTGCCGATGAGCCGCTGCAGTGCCTGGGCGATCTGCTGCTCGGACACGACAACCTGCTGCGCTGCGATCTCGGACGCGCGCTCTGCTGCTGCGGCTGTCTTGGCTGCGTTGGCTGACTTGACGGCGTCGGCGACCGCCTCGGCGATCTCGGCCTTGATGTTGACGCCTATGCCCTTGCCGACGTTCTTGCCGATCGCCTTCAGGCGGGCCTGCTCCTTGGTCAGTTGCTCGATGGTGCCGTCGACGAAGTCCTCGGCCGAGTCGATGCCCGCGGTGAGGAACTCGGGGACCATTGCCTGAGCGGTCGTGTTGGCGACGGCGACCACGTCGACCAGGCGATCGCTGAATGTCTGCACGAGGCCCTTGTCGAGCATCTCCTGCGCCAGTGCCCCACCGGCCGCGGGGCCGAGGGACGCCAACTGGTCGATGAGCATCTGGTCGGCGCCCTGCGCCTTGATCGACGAGAGGACGTTGCCGAACCATTCCGCCTGGGCGATCTGCCGGTCGAACGCGTCGAGTGTCGTTATCCCGAGATCGGCGCCGGTCTGCTGTGCCGCGCCGAGGTCGATGCCGCCGAGCAGCTGCGTCGCGAGCGTGGTCGAGTATTCCTTGGCGGCCTGCGTCGCGGCCTCGAGGTCGGACACCTGGCTGTCGAGTGTGCCCTGCAGTTTCTCGACCACGCCGCGCTGCAGCTCGAACGCTGTCGTGAGGAGGTCGGTTTCCTTGGTCGCGGACCCGGTGGCGGAACTGGTGCTGCTGAGGGCCGAGAAATACTCCTTGAGGTTGCCGCCGTTCGCCTTGATGGTGGCGCCGTTTGCCTGCGCTACTGCGTTCCAACGGGACGTCGCTGCCTCGGTTGCGCTGATGTCGTCTGCGAACTCCCCGCCGCCCATGCTCGCCCACGCCTGGTCGAGTCCGTAGGTCGCTGCTGCTGCCTCTCGTACTTCCTTCGTGTACTGGGCGACGGAGTCCTCTCCCCAAGCGATGATCTGCCAGGCGAGGCGCCAGTCGCCCTTGTTGATGGCGTCGAAGATGGATACGGCGTCGATGGCTGCCTGTGCGAATCCCTCGGCTGTCTCGTACGCCTTGCCGCCGAGCCTCTCCATGGTGGGTTCGAGTTTCTTCATCGAGTCCATGAGGCCGTTGGTCTTGTCCTCGGCATCGGTGAGGCTGTTCAGGAACCCCGCGCCGAATGACTCCTTGAGCTCGTCGAATCCGACGGAGAGGCGCTCGAGTTGGCCTTGGTACGTGTTCGCTGCGGTTGCGGCCTGCCCGTCGAACGTGCGCGCCAGTTGCTTGGTGATGACGTCCATGTCGCCGGTCTTGAGCGTGGCCTTGTCGATGCCGGCGCCGAGCCTGCCGAGGCCTGTCGTGTTGCCGTCGTATGCCTTGCCGAGTGCCTGGACGACGGAGTCGAGCGACTTGCCGGTGCCAGCGGATACGTCCATGGCAAGTTTCAGGGCGTCGGTAGCCCCGGCGGTGTCGCCGATCGAGCGCACGAGCCGGTCGAATGCTGGCCGCAGCGCGTCGTCGGCGACGCCGGTCTCGCGCTGGAGCGCGTCGATCATGCCCTCGACCTGCGTCGTGTCGTGCGCGAGTCCGAGGTTGTCGAGGGTGGTCGCCAGTTTCTCGGCCGCTGCCTGGTCGTCGAGGAATGCCTTGACGCCGTCGACCCCGAACTGGACCGCTGCGTATCCGGCTGCAGCACCGGCTGCGATCATGGCGGGGCCGAGCATTCCGGACAGGGTGTTGCTGAGGTTGCGTGTCGCGTTCCCGAACCGGCCTAGGTCCTGCTCGGCGCCCTTGAGCGCGGGACTGAACTTCTTTAGGTCGGCCGCCAGGTACACGGTCAGCGTGCGGCTCACAGCGTGTCCCTGTTCCACTTATTGACGATGAGGTCGACGGCCTGCCCCCACTCGGTGAGTGCTTGTGCCTGGTACGGCCTGCGCTTGGCCATCCATCCGGTCCCATCTCCGAACGGCGCCCAGTCCTTGCGCGTGCCGAACGCCGACGGATAGCGCACCATGTTCGTCGAGGCGCCGCCGCCGTAGGCCCTGCGATCCTTGCCGACGTTCAACGCGGGCAGACGATCCGAACGGGCCCTAATCGACTCCGCCAACTTAGGGCCCCAGTTGCCAGCCGTGAGCGCGGCTGCCTTCCACGACGGGACCATGTGCCGATTCGCGATGTCGACGGACGCCTTCCGCAGTTCCTTCGTGGCCTCTTTTGGGAGCGCCCGGAAGTCCTTGAGGAGTGCGCCGAGCCCGTCGATGCGCAGCTCGACTTGCTTAGCCACCGTTCAACTCCTCCACGATCGTTGCCAGCATTCGCGGCTCGTATCCAATCACCTCGAATATGGGCCGGTTAATCCGTAGCGCGACCTGGACGATCAGACGGCGTGGATCGCCGTCCGGGTAGGGCCCACGTGCTCGCGCCGCTCGATGATGACCTTGTGATCCCGTGCCCATTTCTTGATGACCTTCAGGTCGAGGGGCTCGGGGTCGACGATCGCACAGAACGCGCTCAGCAGGTCGAGGCCCGCCGGGTATGCGGTCACCTTGGCCTTGTCGCACATGTCCCGGTAGTCGACGACGTACACGGTGAGCACCGGCACCTCGACGGGGTCAGTGGCCCCGTCGAGGTACACATCAAGCACGTCCCACATCAGGAGATGGCGAGCGTGCCGGTGAGCGATGCCGTCGCTGTTGCGACGCCGGTAGCGTCGTAGGCGACCTCGACGGACTCGACATACATCTCGGCACCGGCCCACGTGGTGTTGGTGCCGTCGTCGATGGTGACGGCCAGCGACGTGCCAGCGGTCGCGGCATTCTCCAGCGCGTTGTACATGCCCGAGTCGCCGTCGAACAGGAACGTCACGGCCAGCGCCGAGATGAGGTCCGTCTGGGTGAACGCGTTGCCGCCGCCGAGCGTGCGCGTGCGCGTGATGGTGCTTGTCTGCGTGATCGTGCCCGACGTGACCTGGGCACTGTATGCGACCGACGCCACCTGCACGGTGAACTCGGAACCCGCAATACTGACGACTGGCATTTTCTACTCCTTCATAGAGGCTGTAAGGCGGATATCTACGGTGATGACTGACCCCTGAGCGCCGATGTCGACGAGTGTCGGTGGCCCGATGTCGGTGACGACGGCGTACTTCGGCAGTGCTCCGAGGATCGTGTCGATGGCGTCCTCGGCGTCGAGCTGCGCCGCGCTGTTCTTGCGCGGGTTGACGACGATGACCAGGCGCCACTGCGTCCGATACGACAGCCGGCCGAGTCGCTCGGGGACGACCCATGGGCTGTCGGCCATGATCACGATGCTCGGCGGGATCGGCACGGGCGGGGTGCTCGTGTACACCTTGTATCCGAGGCCGGTGACGGCTGCCGTGATGCCGAGGCGGGCCTCGGTGGTGAGCGCGGTCATCCGACCATGCTCTCGACTCGGATGTACGGCGCGATGAGCGCGGCCCGGCTCTTGAGCAGGATGCTGTTGAGCCGGTACGGGCTGGCCTGCATGTCGAGGCCGACGGACTCCCCACCCGCTGCGAACCGTGCCTGGAATATGTCGATCCCGATGCCCAAGGTTGCTTCCTTGAGGGCTGCGGGCTCGGCCGTGAGCGCGGCCGCAGTGATGACGGAGGACACCACTGCGACCGCTGCCGCTGCCACCTGGTCGAACGGGTCCGCCGCATAGGTGAGGTCCAATGCGGTTGCCAGTTGCGTCCCGGTGAGCAGCGCCATGGCTTACGGCTCGACCAGGCGAACGATGCCAGCAGGCAGGTAGGCGGCTGTGACGCCGTAGCCGTAGATCGCGATGTCGCGACCGAGCTGCCCGACGTTCTCAGCGTTCGCGAGGCGGGGGCCGTCCTCGATCCAGCGTGCCGACTCGCCGTTGGTGACGATCGCGTGCCGCGCCGCTGCGCCGTCAAGCCACTTGGCGCGAACGACCCGGAGACCGGACACGTTGACCTGCAGCGTGCTGGCCGTGGCCACACCGGACACGTTCTGGACCGAGTAGGGCGCCGGGTAGAACGACTCCCATCCGCCGATCTCGATCATAAGCGCGGTCGACGCGTAGACGATTGTCGCCGGCACACCGGTGGCGTCCTCGCACTCCATGGAGGCCTCGAACACTGCAGCGCGGAACACTGCGCCGGTCGTGTCCGCGCTCAGGTCGTACGTGACCGTGCCAGAGCCCTGGTTCCAGATATCCGACGTGAACTTGCGGTCGGTGACCGTCGAGTACGACGCCGCCATGATGCGGTTATGCGCGTCGAGGTAGGACGGCTGCGACCGCTGCAGCAGCTGGTAGGAGATGTCTGAGCCGGCCGCGTAAGTTCCGAGGGACGCGGTGCCCTTCTCGATCG